ATATTTATCACAGGGCGTGATAGTAATTTTTGCATTATGCCACCAACTTTACAAATTTATTAAGTAACTGACGACTCTCAATTTTGGACTTCATAGACTTTCCAAATGCAGACTTGAGTTTGGCTTTCGAAGCACCAATAAACTCATCACCCAGACCATCATTCTCGACTGCAAGAGAGTTGCCACCAGGCAAAACATAATACTCATCATAACCAACAGAATCTATTGCAAGATATTTTTCCTTATTGATCTTCTTAACAAGTTCCATAATTTTATCTGTATCATTATAACCATCTAATTTACAAACACTTCGGATAGTGTTCTTATCAACTCGACCAGATTTTCCAGAACCAGCGATAAAGAAACCGATAATATTCATATCATAAACTCGAGCCTTTAACATTTTAAGAAGAGGCGTGGTCAAATCTCGACCTTCGATCTCAACAGATTTATTAGTAACAGGATCAGTAATAATCGAAGTTGAATTTGAACGCCATGAATTGATCTCTTTAGTGGTTTCAACGTGCGTACCACAGTCTGTACGTTCTTTATTTGTTATAAAATCATAATCATAAATGCTCATCTGACCATTAGCGGCACCATCAGTTAAGAAAACCGTATTAACTTTCTGAACACCAGTATCAGATTTAAATTTAGGTACGATATCCATCATTGCAATAATTGCTTCGTTCAGTGGAGTCCCACCTAACTCAAGATTTCTAGGAGCCACGTAAGGATAACCTATTACATCATAATTAAGACCTCGAATATAACGATTCTGATACATAGTTAGAGTGACCATCATTTCTAATTCTTCTTTTACAGTCATACTGCTTGAGAAGAAATTTAACATTTTGAACTCACGACATTTCATATCACCATACTTAAAACCTTGAGTATTAGTAGTTTCATAACTGCGATTACGATTATAGGAATCGGAAAACGCAAACACTTCAAATGGAATACGTGTCTGACGGCAAAACCAAATTAGGTTAAACAACTGAGCAAGTGTACCTTTAAGATTATCACACATGGAACCAGACCAATCAAGGCACATAACCATACCGTGGTTAGTAGCACCAGGCAACGTGGTCACTTTCTTGAAAATATCATCGTTAAATTTGTAAGTGTGTAACCGACCCATATCGAGCGAACCCGTTTTGGAAACAGCGGCACGAGCATACGCATCAGCAGCTTTTTTCATCTCAAATTCTTTAACCATGTAAGAAACTGTCTTTTTAGAATCTGATTTTAAAGACTCCACTTCCTCTAGACACGAATTGTAATACAGTGGTTTCTGTATTTTTTCAGGCGAATAGTAAGAACCAAACTCTGTTAATAGAGCAGAATAAGGAACAACAATTTTATCTAAAGGCAGTTTAGGAACATTACCATAACTGCGATCATTTGCAGCTTTGTCACGTAACTTATCCATACCATCCTTAGAAGCAGTATCAGTAGTAGCTTTAGGAACAGAACCTTTACCAGAGGAATCTATTCCACCTTCTGGAGAACTATCTTTTATATCGCTGCTATCATCCATAGAGACATCATCATCAGAAGTATCACCATCATCAGAAGTACCAGTTTTGTCAGACCCCACATCTAATTCTTCCTCTTCACTGGAACCGTTGCCAGAACCATCTTCGGCATCATCAGAAGACTTATCATCAGAAGACTTATTATCAGAATTTCCATTTTCATTTCCTTCACTTTTTTCACCAGAGGCAGAACCTTCTCCCTCTTCACCAGAATCTACAGACTCACCTTCCTCACCATTATTGTGATTGTCAGTCTCAGATTCATTTTCTTCCATCCACTTGTAAAGCTCTTCTGAAAGATCAAGAACATCATCAGGAGTCTTGGTTTTTGCAACACGATCAACCCAAACATTTTCTTCTTCAGAAAAAGTAATATCAGAATTACCTTTAAAGAACAGGTTAATTCGATCAATAAGATTAAGAGTAGAAATATCTTTATCGGCAGTACCAAAGAAATCTTTGTCAATCAATTTATTGTAACCACGATTAAATACACCAATCGTACCAGCATATTTGTTTTTAACCTTACGTTCAATTCGTGCATCTTCTATAATGTTTACAAAACTGTGATTGATTTTACGTAATGCGGCAGACTCTAACATATCCAGAGGAGTCCACAATGCGTGACCGATTTCGTGACATACCATAAGATCGTATATGTCTTTGGTCATCTCCTCATCTTTCCAGATAGGAAGACCTAACTCACGTGTCTTAGAATTAAAGTATGCAGTAGGCATCTGTTTATGGATTACATTAACATCCTCTTCTGCAAGTAATTTAGCAAGTGTCGATTTGTTTTTCATTGGGGCAACCTCTTTATTTCTCATCATATATACAGAATACACTATAGAACAAGAATTGTCAATGAGAAAGCGACATAGAATCGATTTCCTATGTCGATTTATTATATTTAGAGGTAAAGTGTGACAAATATGTCACAACTATCACGCAGGATTCGAACTACCGGCCGTAAAATGTAGTTTCAACTTCATTGTTATAAAAAAGATACCATGCACAGTTATCTTTGCCTGTCATGTTACCAAACCATTTGATTCGGCCGACACTGACAATCTTAGCACACTTCTTCATATAAGGAGCAGACTGTTTAGTATGAGACCAATCTGCATCAAACAATAACCAAGTAGGACGTAGTTTGGTAAAGTGTTCAATCATAGGGTGAAGCAAAGACCTGTCCCAAGGTGGATTTGTGATAATATATCCAGATTCGAGAACTTCCATTTCACCCAATTCGATATAGTCATTCTCATGTATTCCTTCTAATTGTGGTTCAATATCACTTGCCCACATACAAGTTCCACCGAAATATTCTAAGTGGCGACATAATTGTCCATCACCAGCACATGGTTCTGCAAATGTAAATCCTTGTGGTAAGTGTTGTATAAGAGGTTCCACCGCCACAAATGGTGTTGGGTAGAAGTCTCTTGGTTTTCTCTCAAAGTCGCTACGCTTTCCCAAATCTTACACTTCCAAGTCTTGCGCTTCATTATACAAACTCTTCATAGTATTTTTAAGTCTGGTCTTGTTTAAAGTAACATCAAGTTCATCTACATATTTCTCTAATAATGTTATAGTATCTTCTGCATTTTCTACAATCTCATCTGATACATTACTTGCATCTAGTTCAGAAAAGTCTTCTATAATTTTTACCTCATATGCATCTGCAGCCAAAAGTTTATCTGTAAATTTATCAAATCCATATAAGTCTTTTTTATTTACTACGATTACCTTAACATACTGATCTTTATACTGTGACATATCATGCTTATCATATTCATTTACTGTATCATCATAATAAATCTTTTTGTAAATTGAATAAGGATTGATTAATCTTTCTAATTCTCTTGTCTTCGTATCATAGACATGGAATCCTTTTGGGTCATTATAGTCGCTCCAATAAATTTCATATGGTGTGCCTAGATAATAGATATGACCATCATCATTCTTATGATGAAAATGACCGCTAAACACAGTTTCAAATCTTTTGAAGTCTTGTTTATCCCGACCACCTTCGCACACCATATTTCCAGCGTTCATTAGAAATCCATTAATTTCTAGATGTCCCATAAGAATATCTGCGTTTGCAGTCTTTAATATGTCCATAGATTCATCATAATTATTTGCATTGATCCACGGCATTAATACAATAGGCAAACCATCAAAGTCTACAACTTTCGGACTAGTATAAACAGTACCGATATTACCAAGTTCTTGCATAGAATTAACTTCACTTGTATTTTTATAATAAGTATCGTGATTGCCTATTAATATATGTAAATCTATGTTAAGCTCTTGAAATCGTTCAAGAAATCTCTGCCGAAAATCTGTTGCGGTCTTATATGAAACATACTTACGCCTATCCATAACGTCACCCATATGGATACACGTGGTTATACCATTCTCGACTAAAGTAGGAAAGAATACGTTTTCATAGAATTTATAAAAATAATCACTGAAGTTCTGATTATCATTTCTAGCTCCAAAATGAGTATCAGTTATTATTGCAATTTTCAATCAATACCCCTATTTGCAACCTTATCAATGTCATCATCAGAATCGGTATCCATAAAATTTTCTAAACCTTTTTTCTTTTTTTCTTCACTGGATTTTGTCTTATATACAGGTTCATTTGGAACCATAAGATTAGGATCAAATCCTCTTACTGAATATCCAGTGTCATCACCTTCCATAGTAGTAAAAGCAGTATAATTTTGTTTTGATATCATTTCATTCCTAACATGAGTTTGTTTTTTTTCTTTTTGAATTCTTCGAATGAAGGCGTAGTAGATGATTTGGGTAAAGTATGCAAAAGGATTCGATGACTTATCTGGATTAAAGTTCTTAACGTATTGAAGACAGTTTTCGATTCCATCAGATATCATCTCATCTCTGTATGTGTAGTTGATAAAGTTGGGCCGGTAGGATAGGTGTGTGGCTATCTTTAGGAAACACTCTGCGATATAATTAGTAACAGGGGGAACTTCATCACCCTTTTCTAAATCAAAAGTTGCGTTCCATTCAACCATCGCTCCAAGAAATTCTTTGTTGTTAACGTAATGTGGTTTGTTCGATTTAGATTTAGGCATAAAATCTTCCTTTATTCATATTATTACTTAGAATACACTATTGAACTAATAATGTCAATGACCTTTTATTTTATAAAAGAGGCTTGACTCTTAATCAAATATGTTGTATAAAGGGTATGTCCTTTATGCAGAACATTACTTTAATGTATTGAATCACTATCAGTATCCATAGATTCCAATAGCTCATCATAGATATCATCATTATCAATATCTTCATCTAAAAGTACATCTTCGTTTATTTCTATTTTTCTTAGGATATATTCGTAATATTTAGATAGGCCAGGAGATACATCAGCAATCAAAAGAACGCTAGAATTTGGTATATTAAAAGTTTTTGTTTCTGTATACGGGTGAACCCAATGGCTTAAATTTAAAGATTCTGCTATATGATCACCTGAGAATTTAGGAAAAACTTGCAGTTTTAGTGGAGAATTTACTTGAATACTGTTGTCTTTTCCTTTTTCAATAGAGCATATAATATCTTCACCATTAATAAGTTTAACTAGTTTGAAATCATTCATTTTAATTTTACCTTACTTATATCATAATCGAATTGTTCTTCGTTATAAATATTTAGTCGTTCTGTAAAATGGTTAAGTGTGAAGTTCCTTCTTTCATTATAACTAATATCATCTGCAATGTCATATATCAAAACGGAATCTTTACTTGATGATGTACGCAGACCTCTCCCGATGGACTGCAAGACTCTAATCTTTGACTTACTTGGACTTGCGAGCACGATGTTATTAATATTACGGATGTTAACGCCAGTGCTAAAAACACCAAACGAAGCGATGGTGGTTGATTTGCTGTGTGTCTCAACCAATCCACGAATCTTCTCCCTCTCACTAGTATCTGTTCCACCATATACAAAATATACATTTTCTTCTTCTTTCATTCTATCATTTAATATTTTACCGTGTTTCTCTACAAGTTGAAAGAGACACAGAGTGTTACCATTAAGATGACGTAATAGATTGACCACGAAGTCAGTTCTCTTCTCGTTAGTAACAAGGTATTCAATTTCTTCAGCATAATCCATTTTCTCCCGAATGTTTGGATGTCTCAATATAATACATTTAATTTTTAAACTTGCTAAAGTATTTTTATCTATAAGTTCTTTTGTAGTAACAACTTTCTCTGCTGCACCAAATAGTCCCTCTAGTACTAACTGATGGGTCTGTGTACCGTCTAACGTCCCTGTAAGACCGAATCTATACTTACATTGATGCATCTTAGTCATAATACCAGTAAGAGACTTTGCCTTAAACATATGTGCTTCATCACCGATTACACACCCAAAATCACGAAAGTATGCCTTGGGCATTTTATATAGAGATTGCCATGTAGATATTACAACGTCTTTTGTAACTTTTCGATCATGCCCTTGATATATTTTTTGACAGTATGTACCAGAACTCCAACCATAATCCTCAAAGTCTGAATACATCTGTTCTACCAGCGAAGTAGTAGGAACGAGTATTAGAGTTTTCAATCCCATCATCTGGTAATAACGTACCAGAGAATATATTATTAACGACTTACCAGAAGCAGTAGGGCTAACAAGAAGACTCCTATTTCTGGATATGGCCAGTTGAAAAGCTTCCACCTGATAGTCTCGAATTTTGAGAGACTTACCTTGTGATTTCGGTTTGAGACTCTTGATGAAATTTCTAGCATCCTTGTTATTAATATCCCTACCATCTTCTACTCCTTCTTCTAGTATATAGGAAATTGCATTACTATCACAGAATTTCTGTACGTATGGTAATAGTCCTACATATATCTCACCTGTTGCTGGTGAGAATAGTCTTATCTTTCCATCCCACATTTTATTACGATACATAGGCATAAACTTAAAGCCAGGAACCTCAAACGTAAAGAACTCTGAAAGTTCTTGGTTTGTAGATGGGTCTAGGTCTGTTATGACCAGAAATACTTCATTCTTTTTAGATATTAGCATTTTGCAATGTATGGTCTTCTCCATACTTACCTCGCATTATAACATTCCATGATATAGTGATTCGCTCACCTACATTACTAGGAACCCAATGTTGCAACCAAGATGGAAACACTACACCGTGTCCTGTCTTAGAATTAACTTGAAACATATTAGAATTTTGTATTATATATTTTTCTTTTCTAGGAA